TAATCAAGAACAAGGACTTGGATATGTTGTACTTACTGACCGAGGCACTGTCGGATGCAGCAAACGAGGCCGAGCACCTAGAGACAAAGGGAGAACTTAGGTTCTCGATTACAGACTTGAAGGGATCGAGCGATGGATAACAGGGTATGTATGCACTACGTCTTGGATCGGTTGGAAGATATCATCGAGACCTATAAGAACAAGGATGTAACGGACGCCATCAGACGTGTCGAAGAGTTCAAACGAGAATGTATCTACAACTTGGGCGTCAATCTACGCATCGATTACAAGGGAATAGTTGATGAAGAAGACATATGAGATAACGTGTGAGGGCATGGTCAGCAGGACCATTTATGTTGATGACGCTTCTAGTTTAGAGGACGCAATCAACTATGCTCGAAGAGAGTTTTCGCTCCTTGTGGGTGCGAGAGTTAATGAAGAGGATGTCGAAATAGCTGACATTTATAGTGAACCAGTAAAATTAAAGGAGGTTAGTAATGAACCAGAAGGTTAGTCTAGTAAGTTTAGCGGTGGAGAAAGCGTGGGCAAATGCTGCCAATGCAACAGAAGCCAAGGACAGGTATCTCGAGATGTTGAAGACAGATGAGGCATTGCGGACGGAGGCAACGGCTCGATACCTAGA